TCAAGCTCGTTGTACGGCTCTAAGCAGCGCCTTTTAACGTCCTTGCGGTACTCCTCAACGGCTGTTGCCAGCTTGTTCAGGTTTGCCCTGTCGGATTTGGCGGACTTTATGGCATCGGGTGTCACAACTAAGTTTTTGTACACTTCAAGCTGCGACCTCAATGCTGTCTTTAACTCCTCGTGGTTCCAGTCAATAACTTTCGGGATTATTTCGAGGTCGGTTTTTGTAATAATCTGCAATTGCTCCATTTTCGTCACTCCTTATTATGCTTTCAGTTCGGGCAGTATCAGAGGCGGTCGCTTATCGTCAAGCACATACTGCCAGAACTCTTTTTCTTTTTCGAGAAGCATTCCCATATCTTCACGAACGTCTTGCCTATCAACACGAAAATCTCTGACTGTTGCGTTTAAATCTCCATCCCTGCTGTAGTACCTGATGTAAGCCCGAAGTATGCAAAAATCCCAGCCTGTAGCCAGCATCTGATGCAGAAGCTGTATGTAGTAGCTGTCGGGAATACGGTCTGTCCATTCTTCCCACTGCATTTGGTTCATGATGGTTGCAGTTTTGATTTCCAGTATACCTTTTCTGCCTGTTACCTTTTCAGTGAGTTCACCATCAAGCGTAGCATACAGCCAGGGGTTGTCGTCATTGGCGTACATTCTGAACTCGTGGTAGTTTATGTCATATTGAGGATTGTCAAGAGCGAAGATCGCTCTGATATGTTCCTCTGCTTTCTTGCCGTACTCGACAGCAGGTTTGCCTGATAAGTCGGGCGGTCTCTTGCGGTGGGTCTTTATCTCCCATAATTCCACATTGGTCATGTACTTGTTTTTGCCTATGGCTGCACCTGCCTGACTGCCGCCAATGCCGTGACTGCGGCAGGAGAGCCATTCTTCACGGGTCTTGGGATCGTAGAGTATCATGTGTCACGCTCCCTTTCGATCTCCCTCAAAAAGTCCCAGTCCGCCTCGTCCTTTTCGTACTGAGGACACCCCTCACAGTCATGAAAGCACTGGTCAAATGAGTCTTTTATGCATTTATCCATTATTTTTCTCCTCCCCACTGTTCAGCCATAGCTTCTGCTATGCCTTCAAATGTCTTTGAGCGTTCTTTCGCTCTGTCTGGTCCCGATGCTCTTTCTTCCCAATTACTTACTTTACCACTTGCAGTTCTTCCGAAAAGCTTCAAATTATCAGGTTTCGGTATTTCGCTTGTTATAAGATGGTCAAGCCCTTTTAGCCACAAACACGTTTTCTTTGTTACATAGTTTTCCTTGTCATTTTTACTTTTAGCAAATTGATATGGTTCAATAATCTGATCAGGCTTTCTATATGCCGTATTCATAACACATACAGGATTTTCGATTGCAATTCTGCTACATTTTGCATTTACGAATTTCATAAAGAAACCCATTGCCTTAATACGACTTTCTGTTCTTGCGTTAATCTTTTCGAGAGAAGAGCATTTTAAGCTATGATGCCTTGTTGCAACGTTAGATAGATATGTACAAGGCGGATGAGCAATTATCAAATCCCATTCTCCGTATACAGCGTGTTTTTCGCCGTCCATTGTTGTGAACACACAATCGCCGTTTATAATTGGCAGCACATCACCCAGTATATGCCATTCAGGGTGACCGCCTGAAGGTTCTTGAATATCCGCTGAATATGCTTCATGTCCACGCCTGCGGAAGGCTGAACATACACGCTGACTTTCCTCGCAGGCTACTAATACTTTCACTTGACTTTTCTCTCCTTTTAGGTTATAATAAAGTTGTTGTTTTTCTAAATCGTCCATTGGCATTACGCCGTGGGCGGTTTTTCTTGTTTCAGCCACGCTATAGCCTCTGCCATTGTGTCAAAATCCTCCACCCATGCATCACCCGTGGAATTATCAATTGCAACGTACAAGCCTGTAGGCGGTTCATAGTATACAAACACCCCCAGCGGCTGAAAAGTTTGCATTATTTCTATCCCTTTTTCAATGTCAATTCGTTCTATCATTCCTCCACCACCTCCGTGAACCACTCTTTCACCCTCTGCCCCAGTGTTTTCCTGTACTCCACAAGCACAGGCTTTTTCTTTCTTACCACACAGTTCCAAATGTCGTCTTCACAGGTCACACCGTGAAGTCTGTTTATCTCCGAGTAGCTGTCCAGTGCCCTTGCAAGGCGGTTTTGCCTGCTGACTTCCAGAAAGTCCATGCCACCCTCTGCGTAGTTTGCGTCCCATGCCAGACCGCCGCCAACGGTGCGCCACATTCTTGCTTCTTTCATTCTGTTACCTCCTTATACATCACTCTGCCGCCTCATCTGTCTCTGCTGCTTCTTCTTCACATTCTTCGTCTTCCAGCTCTATCAACGGTACTATGTCTTGTTCTTTGAGCAGATTATAGATGAATAGCCTGCCCTTTTGCGTCCATTTAGTCACCATTGCGGTTATGACCTCTTTTCCGCCGGGCTTAACAATGTTGTAAGTTTGTGAATGGGTGTAGCCTTTGTGATGATATTTTGCATATAACAGCCACTGACCGTCACACCAGTATTGAACCTTAAGGTTGTGAAGAAGCTGATTGAAAGCCTGCCCGCTGTAACCGTAGTCTTTGGCGATCTGCGTTACCGATACAACGCTTTCGTTGTTAAGAATAGTGTCTGTATAGTCTGCCTTTGGCTTCAACTCTCCGATAAGCTGGTCTTTTATCCTGATCTCTGTCTGCAGACTTTGTGTTTGTTCTTTGGCTGCTTTAAGCTCCATTGCAAGCCTTATGAGGAAGTCAGGGCTTGTAATGGCTTTTTCGAGCGTTTCATCGTTCATATACGCTCCGTGCTTTCTGATAGATGGCAGCACCTCGCTTGTGACCCACCTCTTGAATTTTTTAGCTGACGGCAGCTTGCTTGACAGGATAAGGGAGTAAAGACCCGACTCGTTGATGATCGTAAGTTTTTGCTTTCCTCTAACGGTGTCGCATTTCGCTACCTGCTTATCTTCAGCATCAACGTGTTTTGCGAATGCATCTCTGCTGTTGCTGTAGCCTAAAGCAGTCGCAACATCTTTTCCAACAAGCCACGGCTCGCCATCAATGGTAACTGTTCTTATCTGACCGAAGTCCTCGTTTTCAAATGTTTTTACCTCATTCATGTTTATGTCTCCTTTCCCCATTCCTCACTCAGACTGTCCACCGTGACTCCCAGTGCGTCTGCAAGTCTTCTTGCTGTTGCTATATTCGGTATCGTGATACCGCTCTCGAACTTGCAGATGTTAGCCTGCGTTATGCCTGCCCTTTCAGCAAGCTGCGCCTGAGTAAACTTTTTGTTTTCTCTAAGTTTTTTAAGTTCCTTTGAAAATGACATATACTCACTTTCCTTTCTTTGAATTTATTGACTTCATGCCTTGGGTATGATATAATTAAATCACGCCGAAAATGCTGTCAAGCATGGAGGTTGATAAAATGAAGATTTCTATTCAGTTTGCACGCAAAGAGCACATTGACAAAAATGATGTTGTATCATACATGAACCGCCTTGGTTGGAACTATGTCGGCGGAACAGAGGGAATAGAGGAACATGGAAATCCGTTTTTTGTGTTTAATTGGACAAGCGAAAAAGAACCTGTATTCCCCGATAAATATGATTACAAAATAACATCCGAGTAATTACACTCTTAAACACTAACAAATAAATCAACAGCATTTTCGGTACATCATTTTATCTTAACTTTTTTGCTTTGACTTTCTGTTTTATATAACAGGTTACCCAATAATGATCGTATCTGCCTTTTTTTGCATTTGCAAAATCAAAAGTTATCTCAGGATCTCCAATAGCCACCCTGCCTTCACGATCAATGCCTTCATTTAGGTGCTTTATTATAAGGTCTATCACAAAAGGCACGGTCATTTCGGGATCGTCTGCATCGTATTCAAATGCCTCCAGCGTGTAGTATGGTATAGTGTAATCTTCCATCTCCATCATCTCCCTTCAATTATTTTTATACCCATGGTATTGACATTTTGCATAAAAAATGCTATACTGAAAGTAAATATATTTATACGGTTTACGTAAACCTTTACGGTATAGCAGACTTTAAATAATACCCAAGGTATATTTATATTATATCGAAAAATGTTGCGATTGTCAATAATAAATCATATTCTTTTGCAATTTTGTTATTTATTACAATTATTAGGGGTGACATTTATGTATAGTGCACAACTTACAATTGAGAGAATTCAATCTACAATAAAAAATAGTGGGTTGACGCAAAAAAAGTTCTCTCTGATTGCGGAATTAGTGAAAACACGCTCAAAAGAATGACAGATAATAAGGGAATGTCATCGTTTTATTTAGCCAAAATCGCCGACTACCTCGATTGCTCAGTTGACTATCTCCTCGGCAGAGATGAAAAATACATAGGTAACGCTAATGTTTCAACAGGCGATATAAAAGACAATCACGATGTTAATATAAACAGTAACAATAACGGACAGAAAGAAACTGTCGGAGAAATAGAACAAGAAGTAAGCTCCATTCTTTCCTCCCTTACCACACGGGAAAAAACAGAGCTTATGGGAGTTATTTACAAATATGTTGACGAGCATGGAGAGAAGAAGGAACAGGCATAATGAGTCAATATGAAAAAATACTGTTGAGTATATTAAGCGGAATGCAGGATAACAATATCCATTTTTCAGACTTACAAAAAGTGTTGACATTACAGGGGTTTGTTGTAAGAATAAAAGGGGACCACTTTATATACACTAAAGATGGAATAGAAGAAATAATCAATATACAGCCAAAGGGGAAAATGGCTAAATCGTATCAGGTAAAACAAGTCAGAAATATAATTCTTAAGTATAAATTAGGCGGTGATCTTAATGTATAAGTATGAAATAATCATGTATTGGAGCGAAGATGACAACGGTTTCATTGCGGAAGTACCCGAACTACCCGGTTGCATGGCTGACGGTCAGACTACAGCAGAAGCACTTGAAAATGTAAATATTATTATAGCCGAATGGATAGAAACTGCAAAAATGCTGGGCAGAAGCATTCCCGAACCTAAGGGTAAACTGGCTTTTGCGTAAAATTGTGTATAAGAACAGGATCTACATCGATCGGTGGAACAGGTGATTTAAACTATAAGGACACAGCCGAGAAAATCAACTGTGTCCCCAATATTGTGTCTATTCTTATGTCGATATGTAGTCTTACTCGATAAGCTGCGTGACCTGATCTACCATTTCTTCCTTGCTGTCACAGTTCTTTTTTTGAAAATAAATGGTAACAATTTAAACGGAGGTAATTATTATGGGAACAGCAATTATTTATATTATTGTTTTCGGGCTTTTGGCTGCTTTCTTTATCGGTTGTGGATATTTGCTTTATAAATCTACTTTAAGAATAAAGGAGCAAAGCAACGAAAAGAAGAAGTATGACCCTATCCAGTATGCAGTTTTGAAACATATCGACGGTTTGCCTCTGATACAAGGCTCGTTGGTTGACGTTATGTACTGTGCGGATAAATTTGTTTTCGTGAAGGATAAACAGGAAATCAGCGTATCGCTTGACAAAGTAATTGACGTTGATAATGTCACAGGTAAAGACATCAAGTCGCAGCAAGCTCAGGGCGCAGCAGCAGGTGCGTTGGTGTTCGGCGGTTTGTCAGGTGCGGTCATAGGTTCGTTGGCTGCTACCACCACATATTTCGTAATCTCCTACAAGAGTAATGATGAAATAAAGAGTATTATTTTTGATTGTAGTAGCAGTTTCTTTGGCATAAAGGTCAAAAAGCACTTCAAGAATAATAATTCTCGAGAAGAAGAAATGATAGAGCTTTAAACCGCTTTTGTCCCCGGGTGCAAACTCGGGGACTTTTCTCATTTATCTTTGTTCTCGTTTTCATCGCTTTCGCCGTCATCGTTTTTGGACTTCAGTTCTCTGATGATAGCCACCAGCTTTTTCGGCACAGGCAGCCCCAGACCGATAGCATTTTCAATTATGCTCAACGCCTCATTTGCCACATAAAACCCTATCACAAGGGACCTGCACAGCGAACCGTCACCGATTATATGTACATCTATCAGATTGCCCACTGCCACCAGTGCCAGTATAAACACCTTCCGAGCTATGCCTTTAAAGCCTACGCCGGAGCACAGATCATGATTTACCCCTGCTTTGATCACACCTGTGATATAGTCGATAGCCATAAGTGCTATGAGTGCTATCAAAAGCCCATCCATACTCCCGAAACAGAAGGAGAGTGCAGCGCAGATCCACGCAGAGAAGAAACCGAGTATTTTTCCTAATCCGTCCATAATATCAATCCTTTCAATACTTCCGTTTAACACGTTATTTAATTGCTTTTCTTACCTCTGCCGCAAGCTTTTTGATAAAGTTTTCGCCTGCGATACCTGTTTTTTTATAGTCCCACTTGCTGAGAAGTGCGTTGATAGCTGTGATAGTACCGTCCCCGATCTCTCGGTTCTCGTACATACCATGATTGCTCACACCTACCTGCTGAGCGAGTAGGAGCAGTTCCTTTAAAGCGAGAGAACCTATAGTTTTATCGCCCCTTATGTACCCCGACTTGTCCAGTTCGGGCTTGTGAGCCTCGGCGTAAGCTTTATCCCTTACATTTACTTTGCCATCCCCGTTGAGGTCGCCCTCAAGAGCTGTTTTCTTAAAACCGTTCAATCCCTTGGCTTTAATAAGTGTCGGATAGTCAACGTAACATTCATCGCCGTCAACATTTCCGCTTATACCGCTTATACTCTTTGTTGAACTGTACTGCCACATTCCCACAGGAGCAGCGGTATATGTACATTCATCGTAATACTGTGCTACCCAGAGGGCGTACCTTTTAGCCACATCAGACGAAATACACTTGTTTAGCCAACTTGTGGAGCAGTAAAGTCCTGCCCAGTATCCGCCTTTTTCAAGCTCACCGCAAAAGGCTTTTACAAGGCTGTCACAAAATGCTTTCCCGTTGCTGAGCTGAAATTGCTCCTCTAAGTCAAAGTATATCGGGTATTCAAACTGTTTTCCCTTGATGATTTCCATACAAGCCTTAGCTTCTCTTTTAGCGTCCTCTGCACTTTCTGCGTAGCTGTACCAGTAAACACCTATTGGGATCCCGTTTGTTTTTGCGCCTGCATAGTTATTTTTAAACTGACTGTCTTCCTGGGAAACTTCTCTGCCGAACCCTGCCCTGACTATGGCAAAATCCACTTTGCCCGATGCCTTGACTTTCTTCCAGTCCACTTTACCCTGTGCAAAGCTCACATCAATTCCGTACTTTTTCATAGTTTAACCGCCTTTCTTTATTTCATTGCCTATGTGCCTGCTCATTCAGATGCTTTTGCCGCTCCTGCACCCACTTGATTATTTTGTAGCCTATCATGCCGAAAGCACTAAGCGTTGCCAGCGCCGCTCCTGCGGTGACTATCATGCCCGTTGTTATCGTCAATGCATTTCACCCTCCTATCGCCTTGTTCAGTATCTGCCTGAAACTCTCCAGCTCGCCCCTTCTATCTATTGCCTGATCCACGCTTACAAGATCATGCATTTCTATGATCTTAGCCTGTTCCTCACAAATGTCAAGCAGCTCCTTAGCTACTCCCGTGAGCTTATCCAGTGTTTCTATCAAGTCCGTCATGCGTTCTCACCAACTATCTCTTTATATTCTTCCTCGGTTATCCAGTCTTTCAGAACGGCATTATGCACCATTTCCTTCGTCCAATAGCCTTTGTCGTAGTAGGCTTTTACCTGTTCAAACCTTTTGCTCATTTAGATCACCTCTATTCGGGTATCTCAACATCCGTCATCATGGCAATATACGCCACGTCTGCCGCCGTTTTTTCGGTCGTGCTTGTTTGTTCATTCATATAGTCCGCCGCCGTGTAGCTTACAATGTTTGTTTCCACCATTGGGTACAAGTCCCCATGTATCGAAATACACTCGGCGTTTTCCTCTGTAGTCTCGACCCATACATCATTATCATTCTTGCGGACGTATCTCGGCTCGTCCACCATTGAAATGAACCTGCCCTTATGTAAAACCTTGTACATAAAATCACCTCTTACACTTTAATACCCAGTTCCTTTGCCATTGCCTTTAATTCGTCAACGCTTGCCTTAAAAAATCTATCATTGAAGATGATGTAATCATGTTCCTCGATAAACCGCTGATAGTGGCGGACGATGATACTGCGCTGTTTCTCCGTGAAACGAAAACCTTTGCTGTTCATGCCTTTTCTGCTGTAGGCTATTGCATGGGTGTATTTCCCACGCTCAAGACCTTTTCCGTCGCCGTCTATGGCGAAATGCATTCTGCATACTTCGGAAGCGGACGAACACACTGTATCGCCTTGCTTGGTACACAAAAATCCGTTTTCATCTTCCGTGAGCCTTGTTCCGTATGGCAAATTGAGCACTTTATCGCAAAGACCTTTTCCTTTAAGCCGCCTGTGCGTGATATATTTCATTGCAAAACATCCTTTCAAAATACTTGTCCATGCCCTTTATCGTTCTGTGGCTGTTGCACCGTTTAGCGTGCGCTCTCCACGACTGGTAGGACTGGCAAGCGTCCTTGTAGGACATCTTCCCGAATTGCACCCAGGTGCAAAATATTTTTATCTTACGGCGTATTGCTTTTACGCATTTCTTGTTTATCTTCATCACGACCTTGCCTGCATCGGTGAGAAATACCCGCATTTTCAAAAATCTGAACGCATGATGTCTGAATGGGATAATGATGCACTTCTTTTCGGACAGCTTAACGCCGTACCTCTCGGCTATGTGTCTGAGTTCTCCGAGCAGGATCCTCAGCCGTTCGATACTGCCCGACATCACATATCCGTCGTCCATGTACCTCGCCGCTTCCGAAAAACCGCATATATCCTTGATGTAGTGGTCTATGGGGCTTGCAAAGTCTAAGGCTATTATCTGCGATACTTCACTCCCCAAGCCTACGCCTACGGGAGAACTGTCTTTGTTCCGTCCCATACGCTTGAAGTCGTCAACGAAGTCGAACAGCAATTGCCTTAATCTGTCGTCCCACACAACGCGCTCGGCTCTCTGCTTTATCATGTCATGGGGTAGGGAAGCGAAATAGCTTTTAAAATCGAACAACAGTATTCCGCCGTTTGTTCCGTGCTTACGAAAGTGCTGTCTCAGATGCTCTTTCAGCCGTCGGAGTGCAAAATCCATTCCTTTGCCCTTTATGCTCGCCGAGTTATCATAGACAAAACTTCTGGAGTATGCTTCGGTGAGGATATTCTCACACATACACTTCTGAATGGCTCGTTCCTCGATAGGCAGAGCGTCTATATCTCGGTATTTCCCATGCTCGATAATGCCGAAGCTGTGAAATCCCCGAAACTTCCTCTTGCCGTTTCTGATCTCGTCGAGTTTCCTCTCACATCGTCCGAGCAAGTCTGCTTCAAAGTTTATGGTCGAGGTTTTCCACCGCCCGTTATTACAGCATTTCTTACCCGCTTTCACCATTTTTCCGAAGTCGTAGACCTCGTCAAAGGTCTTTCCGCAGTACCTTCGTGCTTTCTCTGTTCGCTTGGCTTTACGCCGTCTGTATCTTGCTTCATGCCGTTCTTTGCTTGTGATTGTATATCAGCTCCTTTACCGTTTGCTCAGACCGTACAGAAATATCGGCTTTGCCTATCTGCTTAACTATCTGCCCATGAAACCATAAAGTCTGCCGAAACCTTTACAGCCATGCAAGAAGCGTCCGCGCAGATGTATCAGTCTTCTGATTTTGAGTGTTTGCCCCACTCACGGATAGTTCCTCCTTTAAATAAAGGACATTGCTTTCTCAAAAAGTTACTCGTTCAATCAAGGGGTCCATACATAGTATCTAAATCCGAGGACGACCCCATTAGAATTGTAGGCGTTGTTGTTGTTCGCGCTGCCGTCAGTATTCACATTGCAAAAGTTGTTGCTGTTCGACGAATTAACGGAACGCAGCCACCAATTGCAGGCGGAGACCTCGTCAGAAACTACCCTATGCCGAACGTTCTCGGCAGGACATTATTTGTCTGTTTTATATTTTTTCTTGTCTGCTTCAATAACTCCCTTGATAAGCGACTTCGCCGCATTTCCTGCCTTTATCCAGTTTTCAAACCGCTTGCCGTAGTCGTAACCGTCCTTGAAAAAGTTGTTGCCCATATTCACAAAATCGTAGCAAAACGATATTTCACACAAGAGAGCCGTTGCCTTGACATAGGCTACAGTAAGGTATCTGTGACGGAGTTCAAAATCTTGAACCGACATATCCTTATGCACGAATATCGCATTTGCCATATTGCAGTTTGTGTAAATATCAGCCGCCATTTCAAGCATCTTATTGACGAATATGTAGCGGTAGCTGTTAGGGAAATGCTTTAGCGTCCGTATCGTTTCAATTCTGAAATTCCTTGCTTCCGATACGAATTTTATCGCCGCTTGGTGTTGCTGGGACTTGTATACAGACATTGGTATCATATCCTTTCTCGCACTTCCGACGGAGACTTTATAGTCTCCTCTGGAAGTGGGTTTAGTTTAATGAATTTCTTTTTTGATATACGACTATTTGATTACAAAGCCGAGGACGACCCCACGAGAATAGTAGGCGTTGTAGTCGCTCGCGCTGCCGTCAGTCGGCACAATGCAAAAGTTGCTGCTGCTCGACGAATAAACGGAACGCAGCCACCAAAAGCAGGCGGTCGATGTTGCATCATGCTTATAGAACACCTTGCCGTTGCCGTTGGCAAAGTAGGTGTACTGCTGTTGGTAGTCCTTCTCTTTGCTGTTGGCATACGTTCGCGCGCCCTGCACCTCAAACTCTGCGAGCAGGAACAGCGTATCGGTCGTACTGGTGACGTAACTTGCTGTGTCCGAACCTCCGCCCGTGTTGTCGCTGTACTTTGTGACACTCGCCATGACGCTTGTCCACGCACTGGCAATGGCATTCTTGAACGCAGGAAGTATCGTACTACGCATATAGGACGAACTCCAACCGCCCGAATTCGTGTTCGAGGTATTCATGTTGAAGTACGCTCCGCTCGCCTGTGAATTGTACTTACTGTCACAGAATGCAATTCGTGTACCGTCCGAAGTCATACCAAGCGCAAAGTGTATCGAGTTGCTTCCTTCTCGGCTGCTGTTATGATTGAAACCGAGAATAAAGGCGTAGTACGTGCCGTTAATGCTAAGCGAACCTACCGTACCCGAAATACTGATACCCGATGTCTTGTCGCCCACGCTCCATAGGTTGCTTGCCTGTCCTGCCTGAGCAACAGCATTGATAACATCGGGCGTATTGCTTGACAGTGTGGAGCTTGCAACAATGTTGTTGACGGAGATAGTCTTGCTCACCGCCGTATAGTTGGTGGATTGAGCGATAGACACCGTAACGGTTGCACTACCGCTTGTAGAGCCGCCTGTAAGCGTTACTGTCGTGCCACTTACCGAAGCGGTAGCTTTACCTGTCGCATTGCTCTCTGCCGATTTCGTGCCGTCAGAGTTGGTCGTGAGGGTCACCGTCGTGCTTGCATTTTTCAGCGTTGTGACGGAAGTTTTTGACAGTGTCAGCGTGCCTGTTGCTCTGCCGATAGTCCACGTCACATTTTTTGTAGTCCTCGTCCCATCGTTCCACATATACGGGGCTGTCGGTGTGAACGTTGCCGTGAACGTACCTGCATTTGTTGAGGACGTAGTCCCGCTCATAGTCATTTTCGAGCTGTCGTACCCCGTCCACGTTGGGGATTGTGAGCTTCCGTTATAGGTAAGGCTTCCGCTTTGAGAGGGGAGCGGTACTACCAGTGTCACCGAGCGGAGTTCGTTGATCGCTTTCGCAATAGGTGCGTTTTCAACACCGTTGTGGCTGTTTTCGTCGAGGTTTTCGTCTAATGTGACACCGATATTGATGTCTTCCCAGTTGTCACCGTTCCTCCTCTTGAACTTGTTGTTTACGGCATCGTATTTCAATCCGTGAACGCCTGTTGTGATGTCCACGGCAGCGTGTGTGCCTACCTCTGCCGCAGCTTTTTCGTCGGAGTAGTTTTTGGCAGTGACTAAGTTATCAGCCGCCGCCTGTGCCGCATCGCCTGCCGCAGTAGCCGCATTGTCGGCTGTATTTTGGGCATCTGCGATGCCCTGCTCCATGTGATTGAGGTTCTGTGCGTTCACAGGTGTGCCCTCTTGCTGTGTTTCTCCCGCAGGGGTCAGCGTTTTCGTGCCGTCCTGGTTTACGACTTCGTTGTATGTATTGGGTCTTGTTGTAACGTGGTCTACCCACACTGTTTTTGTGTATGCCATTATATCACTCTCCTTCTATCTGTTTAAGGCTGAATTTAAACGTGATATAAAACGTGTCGTTGCTTGTTTTAGCAATGCTTTCGGGTGTTGCCCCTGCCACATCTCCGTCAGTATCTATTACCCTGATATTCACCGCCGTGAACTGCACATCAGGGACACGGCAGAACACCGTTATAGCATTGCCTTCGATGGTCTTTTCAACCATTTCAAGATCAGTCCATGTGCTTTCACCTGTCTGAAGCTGTATTTTGTCTATCATACCTTTCCAGTAGGTGCGTATCTTGTTCAAAAAAGTCTCGTTCCATATCGTCACAGGTCATTCACCCCCTGACCGCATAAAAGCTCACCGCAGTTTGCGGTAACGGGATAGCCGAAAACTATCTCATTGCTTATCTGCACCTCGTTTTCATACACCACATCAAACTCAAAGGGAATGTGTGCAGGAAGTTTCGCCCTTATCAGTTCCATGATGTCACTTGCGTAGAAATTCGTTTCTGCGCCTCTTTCCGTGTCGATGTAAAGAGCGTTGTTACCCTCTATATCGCACGGCTCAAACCTGCATTTTGATGCTGCTCCCGTGTATGTGCCTATAATATCCGACAGCAAGGACGCCGACAGTTTGCCCGAACCCACAAAGTAGCTTTTCACAAGCCGTCTGCGGTCATCAAGGGAGCGTTCACCATGCATATGGATATGCAAAAATGTTTCCAGCTTAGCGATAGTTTTCTCGTCTGCACTGTCGATAAAGCAATTGCCGAAAACAGTTTCTATGCCCGATTTCACATCGTCTATCAAGTTGCCCTCGGCTTTTAGCACAGCTTGCATTTCTTTCACTTCATTGTAAAAGGTCGGGTAGTATGTGACAAGCTCGTCGTAAGTGCAATCATAATAATCATTAAATATCATTTTATCACCTCTTTCATCTAAAGCCTCCCTCTATCTATGAGGGAGGTGGCTGCGAACGCAGTCGGAGGGAGCGATGAAGTTGTTGTAAAAGTCTAAGCTACATATCAAAAGTGTAATTTAATTTGACAGACAACTTATAACTGTCGCCCTCCCATGTATGGGTGTCTTCATCAACATAGTACGTTCCGTTTATTCCTAAGTGGGGTATCTGGACGAATACTCCCACGCCCGATATTATATCGGGTGAGCCCAGCACCTCGGCGGTTATCGTCTTTTCTATCCGCCCCTGTTCTTTCAGCTTGGTTTGAGCGAGCTGCTGTATCTGTGCCTGATTCAGCGTTTCATCAGGTTTGTCAACATCTTGAAAAATGCCTATCCTACTTTCAAGAGAAGTATTCTTCGCCGTTGCAAGCACCTTGTTTTCATCGGACAGCAGCACTATTCTTGTTTTGGTCTTTTCGATTGAACGGTTAAAGCTGTAGCTTATAATGTTTTCTTCCGTTGACAGCACATACTGCAAGATATTTTTCTTTCGGGTTATAAGCGAGAGCTTGCCTTTGTCCGACATAATGTAGTGTCTTGTATTGGTATTGTCGTAATCAAGACTTAAAGCGTCTGCTATAACATCAAATGCCGTAGTGTGAGACTTGGTAAGTTCGGGTATCCTGTGCGTGCATTTGTCCACAGTGCCAACAGGAAGCCCAAGCCTTTTGCAAACATCACGGAATATATCATCTGCCGTTTTGTTTTCGTAAACGTAGGTGTCCTTGTTGTTTGCAAGGTATATCCCCATGTCGTAGGCTGTAAAGGAAAGAGTCTTTTTCTCGGTCTGTGTGGTGTTCATGATTATGCCTTGAAACAGTTCCTTCCCCTCTGAATACAGGGCGCATTTATGCCCCTTTTCAACGTCTACCCCCGAACGGGCGTGATTTGATGAATCATCATCTATCATCTTCACCGAAAGAGACCGCGCGGAAGAACCTTTTCTGCCCTTCCATTTGATCTGCGACACTAAGTCGGTTATGTCATAACTTTGACTGCTTGAAAGAAAAATGTATAGATTAAATTTCATTTTTTTCACATCCTTTTTTGATGTTGACATACGTCATATTACGTGTTATAATTAACTTAGGAGGGTGACGAAATGACAAAACGGGAAATTGAAAAAATACTAAAGCAAAACGGATGGCAGATCATTCACGGTGCCAAGCATGATGCCGCTGTCAAAGATGGAGTCGGAACAAAAATTCCTATTCCGAGACACAAGGGCGACCTTGACGAAAGAACAGTAAAAACGATATTTGAAGAAGCCGAAATAAAACTTTAAGGAGGAGTTTCTATGAAATATATATACCCTGCTGTATTTACAAAGGAAAATGATAAATACTATGTATCTGTTCCTGATTTAAGCGGTTGCCATACTGTTGGAGATGACCTTCAGGACGCAGTTGAAATGGCACGTGATGCTGTTGAAATGTGGCTTTGCATTGCAGAAGACAGAAAAGAGGTTATCCCAAAACCGAATTTTGATATAAAGCCGGGAAATGGACTTGTAAGTCTTATTGACGCAGATACTGCAATGTACAGAAAGATGACAAGCAGCAAAGCGGTCAAAAAAACTCTGTCTATCCCCTCATGGCTAAATCAGCAGGCAGAACTTGCAGGAATAAACTTTTCCCAGGTATTACAGGAAGCACTTATGCAGAAACTGGAAATATGAACCTCCCCCTGATTCAGGGGGATTTTTTATGGCAGCGTCAGCACCATTCCTGCCTTTATCATGTTTGGATTTGCGCCTATTATCTTTTTGTTCGCCTCATATATTTTCTTGTATATGGACACATAGCCGTAGTATTTTTTTGCTATGGTGCAAAGAGTGTCACCGCTTTTGACAGTGTATGTCTTAGGCTTTACTGTGTTATTTACCCTTTGGACAGTATTGCTGACAGATGCTTTGCCTGTTGAAGTATTCACGTTTATCTTTTTAAGCGTTACAGTCTTGTAGCTTTTGAATGATATGGAGTAGCTGTAGTCGCCTACGTCAAGTTCACCCTGGGAATAGCTAAAACTCTCTATTGTCATGTACTGTAAAATATCGCATTTGGTAACGCAAACCCTCACGGGGAGTTTTGAGTACATAGCATTGAGGATAAAGTTAATGCAGTAATGTGGCAATACTTTCATTGCATTATCCGACATAGTCACCGCTGCTGTATTCATACTTTTTTCGGTTCGTGCTTTGGCAGCTAAGTCACGAACATTGACAACGCCGTCTCCGTTGTAGTCTCCCACAGTGGATAACGTTTCGGCAGGAGCATACTGACATCCACGGAAACTTGTTGCAGGAAAGAACGATGAAAATGAAAGTACCATTGCCCTTGTGCTTTGGGGTATCACCACTTCTCCCAGCTCGGCAACAGTCACACTCTGATTGTTGCCGTTTACTTTTATGTCTATCTTTTCGGGATTGACAGGTAAAAGCAGCTTTTGTCCACCTGCTTCAAGCCATATCTGATACGGATTAGTACTCATAGTCGTTATCGCCTCCCTCATAAACCTCCTGTTCGATAATGCCAAGCAGTACAGGCTTCAAGTTTTCCTGTAACACCTCAAGGATAGACTCTGTGTCCGCGTTGCCCGAAACTTCTATCTTACCGTTGCCGTTTATGTCGATAACGATATGCTTTTCGGAAGTACTGTTGCTGCTCGTATTTGCGTTGTTACTCTGAACCTCGCTGTGTTCGGGCAACACGATCTTGTTTTCTGTGACGTTGTTGTTGTCTGAACTTGCTATCTCACCAATAGCACTTACAGTCTTACCCATAATGGGAATAAACACGCTCTCTATGCTGTCTGTGAGGCTTTGCAGCATACCTGAAACATCAGTCTTAACGCTGCTATCATAAGCATTATTCACATGACTTATGGTGTCACCGTAATTGATAATACTCTCATACTGCTTGCTGACTTCACTGACAACAGGAAGCTGCGGTGTGCTTGTGTATTCCGATAATGCACCGATTATCTTTTCTGTCTCCCTTGTGGGGAATACGGTCGAGTGTTGCTTGCCAACAATAAGTTCGGGACCTTCTTCACCTGCTATGAACACATCGGCTGAATCGGTAGTGCCTACGGCGTTATGCTGAACGCCCGAACCACTTGAATTTACATCCACATTAACGGAAGCATTCACACTTAACGCCCTGCTTACCTGTGAAGCTATATTTGCAGCGGTACTTATTGCTATGCTGCCTTGCTGATTGATAGCGGTAATGTAATTCTGCATTATATTTATCGCTGCTGCTCTCGCTTCGGGAGCAACACTGTTCATGTTTTGTACGCTTTGCTGCACTTTGTCGTAAGCATCTGTCATTTTCTGCTCAATATCCCCTACCCATTGGGCGGTATCTTCTGCGGCTTTGTCCCTTTCGGATTTTACTTCACCGACAGTTTTCACAACATCAGCGACTGCTTCAACGTTGCGTTCTTCGATGTTGGTTTTGATGTTATTTAAAAGCCCTGCTATTTCGGTATCACCAGAAGCAGCCTGCTGTTTAAGCACATCAAGACCCTGCTCAAAGGCTGCGAACTCTTGTTGTGTCATGCCCAGCTTTTCTGCGGTAAGGCTTGACATATACTCGATATTGGCATTATAGTTCTGCCAGTATTCAAGCTGTGTCTGCTGTGCTTCTTGAAGTTTCTGTATAGTCGCATCGGTATCAGCCTGCGCCTGATCGAATAGCCCGAACTGTCCCTCAAAGCTCTGCTTGCAGGCTTCATAAAGAGCATTGTATTCTTCCTGTATAGCCATCAGTTCATCATTAAATTGAGCGATAGCCCCTTGTGCATCTTCGGGAAGAGCATTTATTACATCTGCCATTTCCTGAGTAGAGAGTTTTCCGTCTGCCATAGCCTTCTGCCATGTATTGCTGAGACTGTCAGAAGTATCTTCCGAGGAGGTTTGCAGTTCTTTCATGTAGTAATTAAGATCGCTCACCGAATTTACAACACGCTTTATATTGCTTTCATCAATAGTAATCCCTGCGAGATAACTTACTTCCTGCCCGGGAGCACCGTAATCTTCGAAAGCTCTTTTCGCAAATTCACGCTGCTCTTTGTAGCCTTTCTTGGCATTTTCATAATTGCCTATAAGGCTTTCTTCACCGCCTGCGTACTTCTCCAGAGCGTGTTGCAGATTAAGGAATTTTTTCAGTGTATCACCCGTATATCCCGTATTTTCAAGTCCCTCAGCCAATGCCCTATAGTCATACTGCTCAAAATCATTTTT